CATCACTGGCGTCAGAAGGCGCTGCGTGAGCATCGTAGTGAACTGGGGAGGACTGTGCTCTGGTGGAGGTGGGACGAAGATGCTTCTCTAGGTGGGCTGCACCCCATCTATGATGAAGGAGGGGCGGGAGAAGGAGAGTCTCGGAGGTGGACTGGTCCTCTAGTTCTGCCTGTGATTGACGCCATCGTGGTAGAAGGAGATCCCAACGAAGAGCCTGGGCTTGAGATCGTAGATGCTTTGCAGATCTACTTCGCTCGCTGGGACCTAGAGGTGCATGGTCTTGGTGATCTGATAAGCAACCGTTGGCAACGAATGAGAGACCGGGTAGAAGCCCACGGGCGCGTGTGGTCGCCTGTTCGTGCGGAGGGGACAGGCAAGATTGCGGGCGTGGACTCTGGTGCCATCGTGGTATGTACAGAGGTCTCTAGGGGTGAGAGGGTGTTGGACCAGGACTGGCCAGCAGACCTCGACAAGGCGTGGCCCTCAACCTAGATTCGTTGTGAATCCGCTACTCTTATGATTGTAGCAAGACAAGCGTGTTGCTATCACAACTGCCCAGATGTCTCTCAGAGGAGTGGACCCCTATGTCCGCACGTTGCTTTGTGCGTGCTCCCAGCAAGGGAGACATCTAATGGTTGCCGCTGTTGAAGAGCAGTGGGGCTTCCTCCTTGCAGAAGACCTCGGAGTCAAGAATCGCTTTACGGGATTCAAGGTCCGTGGTCGTGAGGGCTCCGAGATCAAGGTGCGTACCTTCTTCCGTTGGCCAGAGAAGGAGGGTATGCCCCTCTCTCACGCCGAGGCCGCTGAACTGTACCCCTTCATCACTATCGACCTGATCGACCTACGTAGGTCAGAAGAGCGTGAGTCCCGAGGCTTGGTTACTTATGAAAGCCTTGGATACAAGATTCACGACTATCCCGTTACGTGGATGTCTGACAGTGAGCCCCCTCCAGAGCCTTGGGATGTAGGCATCCTGTGGAGCCGACCCAAGTACCGGACTCTGCAGCAGTGGAATGGCACGGAGTGGATTCCTCGATCCTTGCAGATTGACCTTCCCATCCCATACGACTTCTACTATCAGGTAACCACCCACACGCACATGATTGCCCACGATAGAGAACTGTGGTCGAAGTTGATGCAGTATGCGGTCAGAGATCGTTATGGTTACATCGAGACCGACACGACCGTGCGTAGAGCAGACGTGCTTGACATGTCGCCCGCAGACGGTCGTGATGCTAACGGTAAGAGAGTGTTTCGTAAGGCTCTGACTCTAAGAGTCTCTTCGGAACTGCCAGAATCTGTCGAACCCTTCGTCCTCGGACGACGCATCGAAGAAGTTAGAGGCGTCGTTAGAGACATGAGGGACAGCGAGGTAAGAGAGGAGTGGGTTACGACAGCGGAAGACATTGACCACTAAGATGTGCTCCAGACAACCCTTCACGACTCAATAGGAGCAAGAACATGCCAGTTATCCCCCAGCCTGGAGTAGAGGTACAAGAGCGCCTCGCCCCGGCACGCACCCCCTCATCGGGGAACCAGACCGTAACAGCCTTGGTGGGCACCTGCCGCCGTGGCCCTACATACCCAACCGTTGTGCGCTCGTGGACTGAGTTCACCAAGCACTTCGGAGCATTCGAGGGCGACCACGAACTTCCTTTCGCCGCATACAACTTCTACAACAACGGAGGCCGTAACCTCTACGTTGCCCGCGTAGTTGCTTCTGCCGCTGCTAAGGCAAACGCTATCCTGATGTCGGGAGGCGCAACCCCAGAGCCTGCTCTGGAGGTCGAAGCAGCCAACCCCGGCGCATGGGCCAACGAGGTCTATGTCGAGATCTATGAGGGTGCAGACGTAGACACCTTCGACATGCTCGTCTACAACGGAGGCGACAGCGCCGCTGACCTCTCTGAGCGGTTCCTTGGGCTGTCTCAGGATGAGAATGACTCACGCTTCGCTGAGTTGGTGGTCAACAGCACCCGCTCTGGATCTAAGTTGATTCGGGTCACGGTGCCTGGGGGTGCAGACGTTCCTGATGAGACAACCTCTCCCGAGCCCCTAACTGGTGGCTCTGATGGCGGCACCCCCGCTGTTTCCACCTGGGAGAAGACGATTGAGGCGTTCGACGTTGTAACAAACCCTGTTGCAATGAACCTTCCTGGTGTGTCTGAGGCCAACAAGATTGCAGCGGCCATTCAGTACGCTGAGACCCGCTCGGACATCTTCGTGGTCGTGGACCCCGGAGAGAACATGGACCCTGACGAGGTTGTGGCTTGGGCTGACGCTCTTCCCAACTCGTCCCGTGCTGCTGTCTACTACCCCTGGGTGGAGTGGGTAGATCCCTCAGCCAACTCCCTCACCACCACCCGCACTGGTCCTCCTGGAGGCGCTGTCCTCGGTCAGTACGCCCGCACTGACCAGACTCGTGGAGTGTGGAAGGCCCCCGCTGGTCTTGACACTCGACTGAGTGGTGCCATCGCTCTGAAGACTCCTATTGACGGTGTGGAGACAGGGAAGTTGAACCACGCCCACGTCAACCCCCTGCGCCACCAGCCCGGCAGTGGAATCACCATCCACGGCACCCGGACTCTTCGCAAGACCAACCAGGCCGACCGCACCGTTCCTGTGCGACGGACCCTCATCTACCTCTCGCGCTCGCTGCAGGATCTGTTCCAGTTCGCAGTGTTCGAGACCAACGATGAGAACACCTGGGCTGCTATTCGAGCCGAGGGTGGTCGCTTCCTGACCAGCATCTGGACTCATGGAGGCTTGCGTGGAGAGACTGCTGAAGATGCGTTCTACGTCAAGTGTGACGGAGAACTGAACGATGAGACCGCCCTGGAGCAGGGGATTCTGAATGTTGAGGTCGGGGTTGCGCTCCAGCGCCCTGCCGAGTTCGTAGTTGTTACTCTGTCGCAGTGGCAGGGTGGCGTAGCCGCTGGTGAGACCCTCTAAGGAGAATGACGTATGCCTAATGTAGTGGACCACAAGTCCAGTGTAGAGACTGACCCGTTGCGGAACTTCAAGTTCCTGGTTCACATCCGTAGAACTATTCGGGGTGCGCCAAACCTTGCAACGCTAGGGTTCATGTCACTTTCGGGGCTCAACGCCTCGACTGAGATCATCCCCTATCGTGAGGGCGGCAACAACACGTCCTCGCGCAAGTTGCCGGGTCAGACCAACTATTCCGACATCACCCTTACCAACGGTGTCCTTCTCAACGGACACTCCGTGTGGTATTGGTTCAAGCAGATCTTCTTCGTCAACCAGGGGCGTGGCCTAGAGTCTCCCGGCTACGACTTCCGGTCTGACATGGAGATCTACGTCCTTGGGCACCCCCGCCCAGGGCGCGACCAGCAGCGCCATCTCGGCTTCAAGGTTTACAACGCTTGGCCGTCTTCGCTGGCCTACAGCGACCTGGACTCGGGCGGTAACGCCGTTCTCGTCCAGCAGTTGGTGCTCGCTCACGAGGGCTGGGACGTTCGTTGGGCCACCTCCCCAGGTGACAGCGTTTCGTTCTAGCATCGACCTAAGTGATGTAACGGTAGACTGACACCACGCACCCACCCAAGGAGCATCTACACATGAGCGACATTGAGACCTACATCAGTTCTGCCGAGGACCCGGAGCAGGCTACCGCTGTAGCGCAAGAGGCGTTGCAGCGGGCCTCCTCCACCGAAGAGGCCCCGGAGATCGAAGACCTGCCCGACGGCTTTGTCGAACTGGCCGCTGGGTACGTGGACCTCGATGGCAGTGTGATCCGTGACGCAGAGGTTACGGAGATGACCGGCGCTGTTGAGGAGAGCCTTAGCCGCCCGGCTGTGCAGAAGAACAGAGGCAAGTTGATTACTGAACTTATCCACTCTTGCACGAAGAACATCGGAAAGCACGAGCCACCAAGCAAGGATCAGATCAGAGAACTGACCATCGGAGATCGTGAACTCCTGGCTATGAAGATTCGCCAGGTAACTTACGGAGACACATTCAACATTGGACAGGTTCGTTGTCCTGATTGTGGACACGAGTTCGACGTTGAGTATGACCTTCGTGAAGACCCGCCCGTAACGCGCGTTGAAGACGGAACAACTCGATTCGAGGTAACTCTACGACGTGGGCAGGTTGTCCAGATGCGTCTCCCCAATGGTCATGACCAGGAGTACATCGCAGAGGACCGCAACGCTTCCATCCCAGAGCGGAACCACAAGATGCTCTCTAAGTGTATTGAGCAGATCGACGGCAAGCCGTTCGTGGGTGGCACCGGAGCGATCAAGAAGATGGGGCTGGCTGACATCAGGACTCTGCTAGGAGAGATTGTCAAGCGTCCTGTAGGCCCCCAGTTCTCAGACGTAGAACAGGAGTGCCCGAAGTGTGAGGGATCTTTCCAGTTGGAGGTAGATCTGCTAGATCTCTTTCGCTACTGACTTCAACCTACAAGATGTGTACAAGCAGTACCGATACATCAGCCTCCACCTCTCGGGGTGGACGTTGGAGTCAATGAAACAGATGACCGTCAGGGAGAGAACCTATTGGGTCAAGACCCTGATCCACCGTCAGTCACTGAGTAAGCAGCAAGGATAGCCATGCCTGTGCCACCTGAAGAGAGGGATCTCAGCGGCCTCGGAGGGTTGGGCGACGATGCACTCAACCAGGCCGCTGGAAGCACTCCTTCCTTTGGGCAGAAGGCCAAGGACTATCTTGGCGTAGGCAAGGCCATTGCCTCTTTCGACTCTCACCTCAAGGACTTGTCTAAGTCCATGAAGGAAGCAGAGACTAGAGGCTTCCCCGGCTTCGACTCTGCTCTCCAGAAGGTAGAGGAGCGAGTAAGAGCCATCAAGGAAGAGGTAGAAGGACTTGGAGACGGCCTAGACCGCTTGCAGGGTGGAGGAGTGGCGGGCTCCAGCGGTGGCTCTGGAATCCGCTTCTCAAGCCACGGGCTGGGTCGGTCTCCTTCCTCTCCATCGGCAGCAGCGGTTGGTCTGGGAGGGGCGGCTGCTGGACACGCTGCTGGGCAGTTGCAGCCCGCACCTGGCTTCGCGGGACACACCGTGCCCCAGGCTGGAGGGGGAGGAGCGGCAGGCTCTCTGATGATCCCAATGGCCCTTGCAGCGGCTGCGAGGACCGGCATGGGTCCCACCACCCCCACCGGGGGCGGAGCCCCTCCAGAAGGCCCTACAGGCGAAGGTGCTCCCGGTGCCGCCCCACAAGGCAGAGGAGGGCTCTTAGGCTTCGTTGGGCGTGCTCTTCCCATCGCCGGAACCGTGGGGATTGGTGCTGCTACCAGAAGTGCCCAAGAGAACCGTATGCCTCTAGTTCCTTGGGAGCAGCACGCAGCCACAAGCGCCATGCACCAAGGCATCACGTTCGGGGATGCTCGGAGTCAGATGGTAACACAAGCACAGGGACCTGCTGCGATGGGGTCCACTGGCTTTGATGACTATGCTCAAGCACAGGCTCTTATTGGTAGATCAGTTACTCATGACGTAACCGACCCTCGATTCATTCAGGCTAGACAGAATGTGTCTGGTCTTGCAACTCTGCAACCCGGCATGGGACAGACTCAGGCTGCGGGACAGGTGCAGGGTCTATTCTCTCCTCAGGTCACTAATGAGTTTCGGAGAAGAGGTCACTCCATCCGTCCTGGTGGTCAGGAGATGGATGTCAATGAGGTCTTCAGACTCATTGAGAAAGAACTGTTTG